TGAAGACAGCACTGGTACGTGTAAGGTGGGGAAATATAGATAAGCAAGAAGTGTTAGAACATTGTCAGAAACTTTTACTTAAACTAGGAGATTCAAAATGGTAACAAAGACAGGCAAGAAGATGGGCAGACCAGTAGGTGCAAAGAACATGAAAGTAATAGCAGTTAGCACTTCCAACACCAGCGTAAAAGGACGTCTGAAATCACCAGTAGGTTTTAAGGATGTACGTGCAGAAGGTGAGCGTTTACAGGCGGATGAAGAAAGACTAGCGCAGTTGATAGAACTACAACGTATGGTTAAGTCTTTAGAGCATCAAGCTATCGGCTATCGTGCAGTTATATCTTACCTAGAACATACCATATCAAGTTCAATAGACAAGTAAATGGATCTTATAACACTGGATTTTGAAACCTACTACGCTACTGACTACGGTCTTAGGAGGTTTACTACGGAGGAATACATCCGGCATAAGTCTTTCGAGGTCATAGGCGTTAGTGTAAAGGTTAACTCCGAAGAAGCCGTTTGGTTCTCAGGTACTAAGGAACAGACCAAGCGGTTCTTAGATGGTTATAACTGGGGTTGCGTTGCTATTGCTCATAATGCTGTGTTCGATATGGCTATACTTAACTGGCACTTTGATATACGACCCAAGCGTATTGCGGATACTCTATCAATGGCAAGAGCCCTACATGGTACAGAAGTAGGTGGTAGCCTTGATGCATTAGTAACGCACTATGGCTTGGGAGTTAAGGGTAAGGAAGTGTTAAACGCACTAGGTAAGCATCGCATAGACTTCACTGCTGAAGAACTGGAAAGGTATGGTGAGTATTGCAAGAACGATTCAGAGTTAACCCATAAGCTGTTCGGGGTACTAGGTTTCAACTTCCCAGTTTCCGAACTTAGACTTATTGATCTGACGGTTCGTATGTTCACCGAGCCTACATTGAGTCTTGATGCGGCTAAGCTGACCGACCACTTACAAAATGTACAGATAAAGAAAGCCAAACTTATGGAAAGGCTTAAGGAAACTAAGGCTGATCTACTGAGTAACCTCAAGTTTGCAGAACTGCTTAAGCTGCTAGGGGTAGAGCCCCCGATGAAGATAAGCCCTGCCACGGGTAAGGATACTTATGCCTTCGCTAAGAGCGACGAGGCGTTCAAAGCACTATTGGAACACGAGAACACTTATGTACAGACCCTTGTGGCTGCTAGGCTAGGGGTTAAGTCTACGCTTGAAGAAACTAGAACTGAACGATTTATAGGCATAGCCAAGCGGGGGTTATTGCCCGTACCACTACGCTACTACGCCGCACATACAGGGCGTTGGGGTGGTGATGACAAGGTGAACATGCAGAACCTAACCCGCAAGTCCCCAATTAAGCACGCTATATGTGTCCCCAAAGGCTTTGTCCTTGTTGACTCCGACTCTAGCCAGATTGAAGCAAGGACGTTGGCTTGGCTTGCCGGACAGGATGACTTGGTAGAGGCGTTTGAGAAGGGTGAGGATGTGTACTCCATCATGGCATCCTCCATATACAACAAGCCTATAGCCGAGGTAACTAAGGATGAACGGTTTGTTGGCAAGATGACAATCTTAGGTGCAGGGTACGGCATGGGTGCGGCTAAGTTTAAGTTACAGCTAAAGAACTTCGGGGTGGATATAACTGAGGAACAGGCTAGTGGTATCATTAATGTCTACCGTGAAACATACCCCAAAATACCCGCATTATGGAGACAGGCATCAAGGGCGTTAGAGGCTATAAAGGGCGACCAGTCAGCACCGCTAGGGCTTGATGGGGTGCTAATAGTTAGGGGTACTGTAGGTATCCAGCTACCTAACGGGTTGTACCTCAAGTACCCAAACCTACGTGATTGGGCTAATTCCAGCGGTAAACTAGAGCAGGTGTACGACACCAAGAAGGGTAAGGCACTGATACCAAACCGTATCTATGGGGGTAAGGTGATAGAGAACGTATGCCAAGCCCTTGCACGTATTGTAATAGGTGAACAGATGCTGGTGATAAGCAAACGGTACAAGGTGGTGATGACTGTACACGATGCTATAGCTTGCTTAGTACCAGTAGAAGAAGCGGATGAAGGCAAGGCGTTCGTTGAAGGTTGTATGAGGATTCGCCCTACATGGGCACAGGGGTTACCACTGAACTGCGAGGCGGGGATGGGTCTAACCTATGGGGACTGTTAACTTAAAATATAGGGATTGTAAACTTATGGAGATGCACTACCCAGTAGGAAGTCAGTACGCAGACCTAACAGGTACTGGATCATTGGTAGGATTTGCCGATGAGATACTAAAAGCAACAGCGGCCTTTCGTGCAAAGAGAGATGCAGCATTGGCTGTTATCGCTGCTAAAACTATAGCACTACGTGAGTACAAGCGTGTGAGTAGGGCTAAGCCCGTTAAGCGTGAGACTAAGGCTATGCAGGTTATAGAGAGATACATCAGGAGGAAGCCGGGGGCTACTCGTGGCGAGATCATAATCAAGGCACTAGATAAGTTTAGTGCTGGAATTTCCGCAAGTTCAGTTGGGTATAGTATAAAAGCCCTAGTGGATCAGGGTAGGGTTAGATACATAGGGTCAACTGGCTACCGTAAGTATTTCATAGTAGAGGCTAAGCCATGAGAGATTGGGAAGTTGAGATGGTTATAGATGGTGTAGTCATATCATGCAGCATGGTGGGTGAAACTGCCGCAGACGTTATAGAAGAAATACTAAGTAACGAGGATAACGTAGAGATAAGGAAGATACGGTTAGTACTAAGGACAGTATGATATTCACTACTTACCCAGTGCTAACAAATCCTGATCTATGGAAACGGTGCAACAACTGCTTAGTGCATAGGCTAATAGAAGGTGGCGTAACTACTAAGGGTAAGTTCCGTTGTGCTAAGTGCGTAAAGTTAAGGAGAGAAGCCATGATACAAATTAAGGAGCGTAAAAATGCGAAAGTGGGGCAATAGTAGTGAACACAATGAAACATTAATGTACATACTCGCACTGGGGGGTACAGTCGTGGCACTACTAGCCCTGCTTGGCGCAATCTATTTGGTAGATATAGTGAGGGCGTTATGAGCACATATAGGGAAGATACATCAGTGGTGAAGATAGGTCTGAATTTCTACAAGACGCTACATGGCTTTAATGGCTGTAATAATTTACACCAGACAAGTGTAGAGATCTTTGACAGAGAGGAAGATCAGAAAACAGGACTGCACGTAGTAGCGAGACGTGGGGAACAATTGCTTGTTGATGAAGATATGAGTAACAACCCTAGCTCGAGGAGGCAGGGTTTAAAAATAAATTTTATCTGCGAATGTTGTGAGGCTAAAGTACACACGTTAAATATAGTCCAGCACAAGGGATCAACACTCATGTTCTGGAGTGAATAGTATGACTAAAAACCAAGAATGGGAGACGTACCTCTACGAGCAGGGCGAGGCAACAGAAGAACCCATGAACGAGGTGAAGGCATTGCGGTTAGCGGCTGGATTAACTCAGCGTGAACTAAGCGTAGCAACTGCTATCTTCCCACTAGACGTAATAGTAAATGCGGAACTTGGTGAGGCACTAACTAAAACACAGTGGGGGGTTGTACAGTACGTGTGCAACGACAGGATAAATATATTTAAACGAGATGCGGGATTAACGATTAAGTTGGGCTAGGCAGACATGCCGAAAATGTCTTGCGGGATTCTGCGTCGGGAAACCCAGTAATCTCGGTAGATAACCGCCTGACTTATTCACTTTGGAGAAGATATGAACGGAAAAAATAACCGCGATCTTATACCTAAAGAGATCAATGGCAAAACGAAATTGCGTAGGCAGTACAAGGAAAAAGAAAAGGCAGCCCGTAGATTTGTTATGGAAGGCTATCCAATCACGCGTAGATTTGAAACGCTAGAGGAAATAAATGAATACCTTCATGGGGAAAAAATAACCTGCTTAATTTGTGGGAAGGCTAAGAAGGCACTGTCCACGCACTTGAGAATACACGGGGTAAGCGCTGACGAGTACAAGGAAAGGTATGGGTTACCGTATCGCACAGGGCTTTCTTCTGAGGGCACAAGAGAGCTGTACAGAGAAAGATGCGCCACGCCTTCTCATATTGCACACCTAAAGCGAATAGCACCTATCTTTGCCGCCAGCAGGCCATCAAACAAGGGCGGAACGGCACGATTGAGCTATGCAAAAACACTGGCTGCGCGGAAGAATGTTGAAGGTCGTATAGGCCACCCAAAATTAACAAAGAGTGATGTTGAAAAAATACTAAATTACATGGTGGATCACGACGTACCGTTAAAACACGCACTGAGAGTGTGCGGTGGAATGAGTCAGCAGGGGTTTAGAGCTGTATTAAAGCGATACCCAGAGATCAATTACTCTGAAATAAAGAAGAAAATATCGAAGGGGCAAATAAATCCAATATGCAATAACGTGGAAAAAATCGAACTAATTCGGGCCATGAGAAAAGAAGGGAAAAGGTACAAAGAAATAGGATTGTTGCTTGGGATTCACGAAGAAACTGCCGGATTATATGGGCGAAAAGGATGCAGACCAAAAAGACTAAAGTAGTTAAATTCGACAAGGAGAACACATGACAATAATGACTAAGGAAGAAGTTGGTGCTTGGTGCAAAGAGATAGCGGATCAAATAAACAGCGACCCAATACTTTTAGATGTATTTACAAGAGCGTATTGCACTGAAGAGGAAGAACACATGAGTACAAAACGTATGAACGAAGAAGATCAAAAGAAAGCAGATGAAGCTGCTTGGTCTGATGCTAGGATTGCTTGTGCTGCCATTAGGGAGTGCAATACACACCCCAGCGCACCGCATGGTTTCTTAAGAAACGCCTCGCACAATGAAGGTAGATATGTCTGTGAGTGTGAACATTGGAAGGAGAACACATGAGTGATAGCAGAGATGAGTTAGCAGCAATGGCGATGATGGCATTAGTTATTAAGTACGGTTACAAGTGGGGCGATGACGAAGAAGAGCAACGTATGAAGGGCGCGGAGACTGCGTATAAGATAGCAGACACTATGATTAAATATAAAAAGGAGAATCAAAATGAAAGATGAAGATATTCTTGATGAGATACAAGAGAAAGAACGTGATGAGCTGCGTAAGCAGATGCAAGACGAAGAAATGCGGGAGGAGATGAGGGCAGAAGAAAACGCAGAGATAATTAGAGAAATACAAGCGGAAGAAGAACTAGGATGAATATGTATCAGTACATGATCGCTATAGTTATAGGCGTAGTGTTACTTATAGGTATGGCACTGGGTGGTTTAGTTGCAATGTTACTAGGAGGATAAATGGCAGCGAACGATAATCAAGTAAGCGGCACGCACTACAAAGATAAGGACATTCAACCTTGGGACTACATAGCTGCTAACAAGCTAGGTTACTTTGAAGGTAACGTAGTGAAGTACGTTAGTAGGTGGAAGAACAAGGGTGGTCTAGAAGATCTAAAGAAGGCTAGGCACTACCTCGAT